AGGACAAGGCTGTGTCGGGCAGCAAGCCCTTCACCGAACGGCCGCAAGGCCTAAGGGTATGGGCAGGCAGTCAGCCTGGGGACGCCATCTGCTGGGCCAAGATGGACCGAGCGTTCCGTAACGTGGTCGATGCGGCCAACCTACTCCAGATGTTCCAGGCCAAGGGGGTAGCGGTGGTCAGCCTGGACGTAGCACTCGACACCGGGACGGCCCTCGGGAAGTTCGTGATGCACCTCCTGGCCCTGATGGGGGAACTGGAACGGGAGTGGATCAGGCAGCGAACCAAGGACGCCTTGGCAGTCAGGCAGGAGAAGGGGCTACCCCATTCCGGCCGACCGCCAATCGGCTGGATGAAACGTGAGGACGGAACCTGGGTTCACGACGATGCCGAACGTGCCCTAATCGACTGGGCCATCGACCTGAACCACAACCATGGGATGACTTGGACTAGGATCGTGGCCCACCTGAATAGCAAGGGTGTCCGCAGGGCCAACGGGGATCGGTATCACCAGCCCTGGTTTCACTATGCCGTCAAGGCCAAGGAGCATGGCTACCCTGGCCGGGACGGATGGCGGGAGAAGTGCCAGTTCGGTGGCTCAAAAAGACGGGAAGGGAAGAAGCCCTACCGTCGAGAGCAAGGCAACAAGCAGAGGGCCGAGGCTAAGGCTGATCTTCTACAGCGGCTCTCAGTTTGTCCAAGTGACCCTTCAGAATCTTCTTCGCCGTCCGTGGATCACGGCCAGACTCCCGGCCAAACGCCTTGAAACTGGCCCCGTCGAAGACGTACTTCTCTATCCAAGACCGCTCCTCTTCGGTCAGCCGGAGCAGAGCAGGGAGGGCGGACTCTCCCTGCTCTCGCTTCGGTGGCTGCCTCCTGTAGATTTCTTCCAGGGGTATCCTCTTGATCGAATGAGCCTGGGTCTTGATCTCTTTCTGGACCTCCCGCAGCATGGCGTTCTTGATCGCCACCGAGAAGTAAGCGGAGAGTCCTATCCCCCTGGTTGGATCGTAGGTCCTAGCCGCCTTGCAGCAGGCGACATAGGCCGCACTCTCTAGGTCGCAGCACTCGGCCACCTGCCGGATACAGGGCATGGAATTGAGGAAGGTCCTGACGCAAACCGGGACCAACTTCATGGCCTGCTCGGCAACAGCCTGCTGCTCGGGGGTCAACATCAGGAATACCCGTAGCGGGTGAACGTGTCCTCCCTGATCGTCATCCGGCAGGCCCTCTCATGGCAGTCCCGGCACCGCCATTTCTCGGACGAAACCCCAAAGACATCTATCCCGTACACCCCCGGGCTGCCGCAATCCTGGCAGGGCTGGGGTGTCCGCTTTTCTTGGGGCTCGGCCTTGGCTTTTACCTTGCGTCGGAACATGGAACGCAGGCTAGCCTTGCCTATTCAGGATCGACATGGGCATCCGTGCCAATGTCCTGAACCACGGGCTTTTTCAAGGGCTTTCGCTTTCTGGACTGGCAGTATTCCAGTATCTTTTGCCGGGCTTTCTCCGGCTCAAACCCCATCGCTTCGCAGCAGTCCTCAAAGGTTATGAGACCACGGCCACCCTCGATCCACTCTCGGGCCTCTGCCTTCTGATGGATCAACTCCTTGTCGATCCCGCCTTGTCCGTTGACTTTCCACCGGCTGCCCGGCTTGCAGAGTTTGGACTCGGCCTCTGCCATGTGGACCCCCTGGAACAGGACGTTGACACAGAGGTACTTCCAGGCACCGGCCAAGGCTTCTGGTTCTAGGTCTGTCATTTGGTCTCCTTGGTTAGTTCCCAGACCTTGGCTCGGAGGTTTGTCCTGTCCTCCCTGAGTTGGTCGGCCTCCATGGCATGGGCATTGGACCGATCCATCCAGAAGTTCACGGACTCCTTGAGCCGCTGCACTTCCCCTTCTAGCCATGCGATCTGGCTGTCCAGTTTGGCCCTGGTCGGCGGCATGATGACAGACTCAATGTCCATTGCCTCCCCCTTCCTTGTCGAAGTGACAGGCCATCATCAGGTTGGCAGCGGCATGACCCAGGTGGTCCTCGGTCTGGTCGCCGTCCAAGTAGTTGAAGATGTGGGCCAAGGCATGGTTCAGGATGTCCCCCATAGGCATCCCCTTCTGCCAGTTCTTCTCTCCAAACCGGACTGCACCATGAGCCATGGCAAGGGCGACTCGCCTGACCCCTTCGGCAGGGACTAGGTCGTACCGTTCTCGGATGGCTGAGCGGGCGGCTCCGCTTTCGTACCGATGGATTCCACCATCTTGGACAGGAGCATCAGGTCCGACAGCCGGATGGTCAGGAGCCACCCCTCCCGGGCTCGGTTCGTCCGGTGACACAGGAGCGGCACCTTCCCCCTGCACTGGTCCACGGCTTTCTCCATGGCCTCGGGGACGTTCAGTTTCTGGACTCGCTTCGCCTCCACGAAGGCATCCGGCAGTTCCGGCACGATGACATCCGAGTCCCCCGCGTTCCCGCTGAACTGCTGCGTCCTTCGTGCTTCCCACCCGAACAATTCTTTCAGCGTATGGCATAGTTCCCTTTCCCCGGCGGCTCCCTTCTGGCGTGAATTGATAGGCATTACCTGGCCTCAACGTGGCGATAGAAACACTCAACGACCCCCTCGTATTCAGTGGGCTTTTCCTCATACCGATAGACATGGATGACACCGTTGCGGGTGACGTACTCAAACCCCTTGGCGGTGACCTTGGTCAACTTGCAGTCGTTGCCGTCGAGCGGACCCCAGAGGACTGGAAGCCAGACGGACTTGCGGCGGCGGCGTTTACCGTTTCGCATTGATCTCCCTTTCTTTAAGAGCCCACTCGGGCAGGGGTAACTTGTCCTCCCGAAGGCCAACCCGACCCATGAGGCCAGCCAAAAAGGGAATGTCCACTTCCCCATCCTCATCCTCCTTGGCTTGAAGTATCTGCCCCAGGGTTAGGGACTTCTCTCCACCTGAGTGATACCCATAGTGGCAATGGTCGCACACTAGGATCAGGTTTCTATGATGGTGTGGGTCCCTGCCTCTTCGGCCCACAATATGGTGAAGTTCAAGCCTTCGACCGGGCCGGAACTTCCGCCACCAGCAGACAGCACAGCGGACGGATTGCTCGGCGTAAACAGCCAGCATCCGCCTCGATCTTTCCTTTTGTTTGCTCATCCCCCGATTGTCACAGTGATGTCAAGTCTGCGCATCTTTACTTTTTGAGGAACGTCTCGGCCAACGCGATGTCATCGGGGCCGACCTCTTCCCGCACCCTCTTTGAGTGCCAGTCCACGAAGGACTTGAGTTCCTCCATCCCCGTGTACCCCGGGTCCCGCTCGGCCATCTTCAGGAGGTGGCCGATGTAGACCTCCATCTCCAAGAAGAACCGGACGGTGTCGATTCGGGTGTTCCCCGTCTGGCCCAGGCTCTTCCGGCACAGACAGCCGTTGCCGTAGGCCACCCACTCGTTGAGCAGGTAGAGGGGCTCGGCGTTCCACCACTGCCGCTGGTCCACCAGATAGGTCTGGACGATCGTCCTGCGGTCCTCGGCGGGGATGTTGGCAGCCAGGTCGGCCAGGGTGAACTGGGGGTGATCCAGCACGACCCCCTTCCCATTCGTCAGGTAGAGCCCCTGCTTGCCCTTCTGGCGGGCGATCTGGGAGTTGATGTAGTGGGTTCCCTCATGGACCCAGGTGACGGGATCGGCGTCGTAATACTGGTGCTGCTGGGGAAGGCGGCTTTCTATGTCCGAGACCACAGGGGAAACGTGGCTGAACTGTTTGGTTCTCGGCACCTCTATAAAGACCAAGGCCTCACGCTTATGGTGAGGCCTTAGGTGCGGGAGATTGGGAAAGAGCCGCTCAACCTTGGGAGGCAAGGCACCCAAGGCTACAAGCATGGCAAGGACGGCGGCTCTAACTGGAGTCATACATGATTTCTGTCCCCTTTCCCTATGAAAACGGCATGGCTTGAGGACCAGGCCTAGAAGTCCATGGACTCCTGGCGGCGGAACTTGGCCCACCCACCGTTCTCAATGGGGTCCCCGTCTTTCGTCTTCCGGCGGGGGAAGAGCGAGCCATCCTGCCGACGCTGGCCATAGGACATGGCAGCCCCGCAGTCCAGGCACCGCATCTCATAGAAGTGGTTGCCTTGGTTTTCCCTGACCGATGGGATGACACGCTGGGATTCACAGGCCCCACACTCGCTGGCCGAGAACACCTCGACCGCCCCAGACAACTGGGAGAAGCAGTCCTTGGTGTCCTTGCCATCGACTTCGATCTCAACCTTGTCGGACTTAAAGCGAACCTTCATGTAGAAACTCCTTGTAAAGAACTATCGAACAACCAACTAGCCTTGTCGCTCGGTGTATAGCAACATCCCTTGTGGTTCCCCCCTCCTCTCCCGGGCTGCTGCCGGGTGATCGAGAAGTTGGTTGAACCACCCACTTATCCTCGTTACCGAGTGGAAGCCCGACACCTATGACGTTATCTCTGGCCGCCCCACACAACTCTTTCGGATAGGGAACCACATATGACCGGGACGTAGTTGCATTGCTGGATCAAGTACCAGCCCGTTGCCCGGTTTTGCCTGACCCCAGGTCAGGCGGTTGTGTGTTGTAGAGCGTTGTCGTGACCGTCCGATTCTGCCTCCGCAGGTTCTTTAGGCTCGCGTCTTTTTGTTTTGATGGCTGGAACAGCGAGTGAATAGACAGCCGATTTACGGTAAACCCGATGTCAAACTTACGCAGATTGACATTCGTCTTGAGTCAACTTGGACAGGTGCTGAACGGGGCAGACGAAGTGATCGCCGTACCTGACCAGCCGCTCGTCGGCCTCCAGTTCTTCGATAGAACCGGGCACGGCGTAGTACCCAAGGACTTCCACTTCACGCCATTCGGGGTGAGTGATCCGGCAGCCGTACACCAGCCGCCCTAGGTCTGTTCGCCTGATGGTGGGGCCGGGCCTGCTGCGGACCCGCCTGACCTCAATGTTCTTGCCAACGTCGGGCCGACGCTTGTTGGCGGCGTGGCCCCTGTACCAGACCGAGCCAGACCAATACTGGTTCAGCAACTTGGCGACAGCCAGTTCGCACAGGGCCGACGCTGGGGATGCCCGGCGATCTTCTTCCATGCGATCCCGGGAATAGTGCTTGGCATCATGGCTTTCCCAGTTGGCGGCACAGCGGCCTATACCAACTCGGTATGCCCACTCGTATTCCCAGGGGTCTAGTCGAACGATTGCCGTCATACGCTGGCCACCTTGTTCCTGTTGCGACGATTGACCTCGTTGGCAAAGGCCTGCTTCCACATCGGGGTCAGGCGGGCTTCACGAAGGGCCCACTCCAGATAGGAGGTCTTCACCATGGGCGAAGACAAAGGCTGGCCCTTGAACTTTCCGAAGGGGAATCGGAACTCCCGGCGGTTGGCACTCTTCCGGTCGGGGGCGGCGAAGGGGTCACGTTCCTCGGACCCGAACTCCACGCCCACCACAAGGGCCTGCTTCCGCTTCCGCTCCTCTTCTCGCTGGAGGCGGGCCATCTCGGCCTCGGCCTTCAGTTCAGCCTCCACGGCGGCGTCGATCTCCTCGATGGTGGCATCGTCCTTCAACTTCTCCTTGACCTTGTCCACGATCTTCTTTGGCTGGTTCGCCAGAACGTCCACGGCTGACAGAATCTGGTGGCAGCGAGTCGTGTCGGTCAGGTCGAACACCCGGAAGAATGGCTTGTCCGAGGCAGCAATGGCCGCAAGCCTCTCGGCCCGGGTCTCCAGCCCATCCAGAACCTTGTCCAGAGTTCTGGTGGCACGGCCGATTCGTTGGACGTACTTGGCAAGACTCTTCGTAGGCTTGGCAACGAAGACTTCAGCCACAGGTGGATGGTCAAAGCCCGCAGATAGGATGTCTACGTTGACGATCAACTCCCTGCGGCCCGACTTGAAGGCAGCGATCTCGTCTTCGTACTCCTGATCTGACTGGTAGGAGTGGACGAGCGAGACATCCATGCCATGCCGGTCCACCATGATCTCCCGAAGTTTGGAGGCGTGGCGAACGGAGTGGGCGAAGATGATCCCCTGCTTGCCCGGGGCGTGGTGCTGCCTGACTAGGCCCACAATGTCGTGGAGGGCAGCCTCCGAAGAGAGGATGGCATCCAGTTCCCTCGGGTCGAAGTCTTCCCTTGCCTTCTTGGCTAGACCCTTGAGGTCGATGGACTTGACCTGATGGACGGTGACCTTGGGGGCGACCAGCCAGCCGTCCTCGATGGCCTCCCGAAGGCTGATGCACCACGACAACTTCTCGTAGAAGCCCAGCAGGTTCTGCTTGTCGCTCCGGTAGGCGGTGGCAGTGCAGCCCAGGACCCTGGCACCGCCTGCCACGAACTGATCCAGAACGTCACGACACAGGATCGTGAAGTTGATGTGGGCCTCGTCCACCACGACGAGGTCCACCTTCCCCAGGAACCGCTTGTACCGGTCGTTGCTGACCAGGGTGTCCCAACTGGCGACCACAAACTCGGTCTCGGGGATAGCCCACAGGTCGGCCTGCTCAACGTCGGCCTCGCACTGCCTGAGTCCCCTGATCTGCTTGACCGTCTGGTGAATCAGTTCTCGCCTCGGGACTATGACTAGAGTCCTAGCCCCAGCCCTTGGCAGCAGGACAAAGGTTCTCGTCTTGCCCATGCCGGTGGGCATTTCGATCAGCAACTTCTTCAGGCCGCTCCTCCAGTCCCGCCTGAGGATGGTCTGGGCCTCCTTCTGGTACGGGCGAAGGAGGTGGTCGAAGAGCGGCAGGGCTTCGCAACTAGGCTTCGTCTGGGGCACGGTTGAATCCTTTCTTCCTGTTGACCTGGGCGACGAGTTCCTCCCTCCAAATCCCCACTCGTTTCTCTGCATAGAAAGCCAGCCTGACCCGAGACCCCGAGAGCAGGCCCACCACCTTGACGGTGATGTCGCCATGCCCCGGGACTTGGATCACGACTGACTCCCCGACATGGCGAGACAGTGCTAGGGCTCCCATTACTCTTGTCCTCCCATGTCGCGGAGCATTGCCGAGAACGCCTCACCGACTTCCTGGGGCTTGGAGAGGTAGCGGCCCATCCACCGCTTCTTGGTCACCTCCTCCGACCACTTCGCCTTGATCTCGTCCCTTAGCCTTTCGATTTCTTCTTCGCTTAGTTCCGCCTTGGGTTGGCACCTCGGCCTCATAAGGCCCCCGACGTAGTCCCGCAATTCCTTCCGAGAGAGTCGGCCGTGGTAGCGGTTCGCCAGACTCCACAGGGATTCCCCCGCCAGGTATTCCGCCTTGGCTTGCTCCAGCAAAGCCCTGGCCTGCCTGCGATCCATGGTCTCCAGCGTGGCTATCACTGCCGATGTCTCCTAGGAAGTCATTCACCTTGGAATCGAGGGTCGCCTTGACCAATCGAAGTTCCGCAAACAACACCGGGATCGCTCTCGACAGGATCAACGGGAGTTGGTCCATGGTGGAGAACACGATCAGCCGCTCCAGTTCGTCTATCTGCTGGTCACTAAGCACTGGCCGTCTCCTCTTCAGGCATGGGGTAGGCCTTCTTGAAGGCGTCACAATCCGCCTGCTCTAGTTCCCCGTTGGCGACCATCTCTTCCATCCGCTTGTGGGCAGCCGCCAACTTCTTGGGGTCACCGCACCGCAACTTCAGACCGGCCTCGACCTTTGCCTTGACGGCCAGGTAGGCCTCATCCACCTGCTCTTCAGGGGCTTCGGACTTGGCGTCCTCGGCAGCCTGCTGCTCCTCGGTCTCGTCGCCCTCTGGCCACCCACCAGCCAGAAGCAAGAACAAGTTCTTCTTGGCGTAGGTGCAGGCGATCTCCCATGCCCTCGGGTCTGCGGCCAGATTCCCGGCATGGGACCCATCTCGGATGGGGCAGGTCGAGGACACCCACTCACCGCTTTCGCAGTGGCAGAGCCGCCCGACCATGATCCAGCCGTGAGGCGTGATGGACTGCTGCGGCAGGAACACCAACCCGTGCTTCAGGAGGGTTGGCAGAAGGGCGTCACACAGGTCCTTCCAAGTGGAGTACCTGTAGGGATCGTCCCCTCCGAAAGCCGCACTCTTGGCTACGGGCTTGAACTCGGCCTGGGCCTTGGCCAAGGCTTGGATCAAGCGTCCGATCTCAGGGCTGCTAGTACACCCTGGAAACTGGTGATCTATAACCATACCTCTCCTCCATGTACCGCTCGGGGACATACAGTTGGGTCACCTGATCCGAGCCCTCAGGTAGCCACTCGTTGAGTTCAAGACGGGCCTGTAGGTTTGCGATGGTCTCGCGTACCTGGGCCTTGGCTTTGGCGATGAGCCTTGGCGGAAGAGTCACTGCAACGCAGCGATATGGAGCCACCGTGCTGGTGACCACGAAGACGAAGTCCTTGATCCCGAGCCCGGCCTGCTCAAGACCCATGAGGTAGAGGACTTGCTGGAACCCGTAGCCGAAGTCCACCACTGACTTCCAGAAAGACTCTTGGGGTTTGTTCTCCCGAGTAGTCTTCAGGTCCCAGCAGACAGAGTCGGTGACGGCATCGGGCCGACACTTGAGTTTCACGCCGGAGACATCCACCCACCGGACGCTGAACTCTCGGGCCACGGTCTCTTCCGTGAGTTGACGGAAGGCCTTGCACCGAAGCAGAGAGTCAAACTGCCGGGAGTAGGCATCCAACTCATCCTTCTTGAGCAGGATGGCGTTGGGCTTGGAGGCTAGGGTCTCGGCTTCAAACTGATCGGTGGCCTTCGTCCTTCTGCCACCAGCCCCTAGAGCGGAGTCAGGTATCTCGACTACACGATTGAACCAGGCAAGGCTTCCTTGCTCTGCCCATTCGTGTACGAGCGTTCCCTTTTTAAACGCCTCGCTGTCCCCATATGGTTCCGCGTGGCCGGAGAGATAGCGGGCATAGAAGTCCGCTGGGCCCTGACTGTGGAGCGTCCACAGTTGGCTCTTCGACCACCACTCCCTGTCGGAGTGATAGGAGGAGATCGGTTCGTGATGGGAGAGAGTAGCGGCGGCCGGACTTGAACCGGCGACACCCGGCTTATGAAGCCGGTGGCCCCTCATCGGTGGCCCCTGTACTGGGGCGTTGAAGGGGGGCATTGCCCAACTACTCTCCCCTACCGAGGTGGCAGGAGAGACATCCATGGAAGATTTGGCCTCGCTTTATTGCGATGAGAGAGAAGTGACCCCCGACTACCGACAGGCCTTACATCGTGTGGCCCGCTCGATGGCGGCGGCAGGCATCAATCCCTCGATGCTGACAGACTCCTTGGTGAACCGTTGGCTGGCGGGACTCAAGCAGTCCGCGACAACCCGGGCCAACTACCGGAGAATGGGCCTCACACTGGCGAGGTATGCCACCGACCGGCAGTTGACTGGGGGACAGTTTAGCGGTCGAGTGATGAAGGTCAAGCAAAAATTATCGCCGCCGATTGCATGGTCGATGGCCGAGTTGTCGAGCCTCATCCAGGCCGCAAAAAAACTGGACTACGATCTCCGCAAGGGGTGTCCAGCCGCGCTGTTTTTTGAAGGCTGGGTTCGTGCTGGCTTTGAGACCGGCCTCCGGTTCAGCGACCTGCTGTCACTGCGGTGCGATCAGTTGCGTGGGGATCGGCTTTTTGTAGTGGCAAACAAAACCGGCGTCCCGATTCCGAAGGTGCTGTCTGCCCGCTGCGTGGAGATTCTCACGAAACTAAGTGTCCAGGGTGACGGCCGCACGTTCTTCCGCTGGGCCCTGGCTGAACGGTGGCTGCGGATTCATTTCGCCAGGCTCTGCAAACAGGCCGGTCTGACCGGAACCCCAAAGTGGCTGCGGAGAAGTGGGGCCACACACTGCGAGATCAGGCAGCCGGGGTCAGCGAAAAAGTTCTTGGGCCACCTGTCGGACGGGCTGGCCATGAAGCACTACGTTGACCAGACCCTCCTGCCCGACCAGTGCCCTGCCCCGCCTCCCATCCCCTAGTACAGCAGGGGGTTCGCCAGTTCGACCGACTTCGGGGGCTTCCGCTCCAGCCGCTGCTCGCGCTGCAACTGCCTCTGGAGGGCGTACAACTGGACCACCTCCGGGTCCGTGAAGGGCAGGGCCTCCTCGGGGATATAGGACTGTTCGTAGCGGCGGACGTTGGGGTGATCCCCGATGATGTCGTTGATCTTTTGGAGGGCGTCATACCGGCGAACGTCATCTGAGACGTTCTGAATCTTGGTGCCGGTAAACATATTGAAGGCGTTCTGGGCGAACCGGGCCGAGTCCACCGGAACCCGCTCGGAGTCCACGGCACGGCGGGCCAACTGGAGGGCTCGGGGGG